TGATTCATTATGTTGAACGCTTATTTTTTTCAACATGCCTCAATATAATGAGGGCAACACCCACGTATGTACTTCCTAACCGAAAAGCCTTTTCAGACGCAATTACACGAATGTTCATTAAATCGGACTACCGATCCAAGGACAAAGACCCATTAGACGAAGAAGACAAGAACATTGATCTTTGCTTACAACGAAGTGGAACGGGACGTGAATTGTTTCCGTATCAAAAAATCATTCGTGACTACTTGAAGATTGAAACGCCCTATCGTGGAGTATTAGTGTACCACGGACTAGGATCCGGTAAGACCTGTTCATCCATTGCAGTTGCTGAGTCTTTATTGACCACGCAAAAGGTCTTTGTTTTGATTCCTGCTTCACTTGAGAAGAACTACCGCGAAGAACTCCAGAAATGCGGTGATCCAATCTATGCGGTTGAGAACTTTTGGACATTGAAACCTATATCCGATGATACTCGTGATGAAGTCAAAGCAGAAGGCAAGAAACTTGGAATTTCAGAAAAGTTCATGGACAAACACAGTCGTATTTACACAACCACGTCTGGAAACGAACCCAACTTTGAGAGTCTCTCTACTCAAGACAAGAAGTTGATTCGTGAACAAATCAAAGACATTCTTGAACAACGATTTACGTTTATTCGATACACAGGTCTGACTCGAAACTCAATTGCTGAATATACTGCTGAAGGAATGTATGATGATTCAGTCGTGATTATTGATGAAGCACATAACTTGATTTCACGTGTCATCAATGAGTCTGAGATTACCGATAAGTTATACAATGCGATCTACAACGCAAAACGGTGTAAAGTCGTTGCGTTATCTGGAACTCCAGTGATCAATTCACCTAATGAAATTGCGTATATGATGAATCTACTTCGTGGACCCATTGAACGAATCACATTGCCATTCAAGACCATTCCAACATGGGATGAAGAACGAATTACTAAAGCATTCCGTGCGATTCCTGAAGTTGATACGATTGAGTTCAATACAGTGAAGAAGTTCGTGATGGTCACACGTAATCCACCTCAGTTTAGATCAACTTACAATGGTGAAGGAGACCGTGTTGCAGTTCAATACATGAAGGATTTACCCTTTATTCCTCAACCTTCCGATTGGGTTGCGTCTATCAAACAAAAGGTAGAGACCGACGTAGGTGGAGGTGAAATTGCATTGGACCGTGTGACCACAGAACAACTTCAATGTCTTCCAACAGACTATGAAGAGTTTGCAAACTTATTCTTGGACGGTTTGAATATCAAAAATCCAATGATGTTTCGCCGTCGTATTCAGGGATTGGTTTCGTATTTCAAAGGTGCCGATGAACGTCTGCTTCCACGAAGGATTGACATGGAAAGCACACTACAAAAAGTGGAGATGTCCAGTTCTCAATTTAATCGGTATCTTGAACTACGTTGGATGGAAATGAAGATTGATTCACGAAGAGGTCGTTCAAAGATGAATGAAGATTTAAGTACGTTTCGTGTTCCAACTAGGTTAGTCTGCGACTATGCTCTGCCTCCTGAATTAGCTATGAAGGAAGTCTCTGCGGATGCTCCATCTGAAAACAAGAAACCCGAGAAGGAAGTAGGAGATGTGGTCATAAAGAAACTCAAGACAAATCCTGAGAAGTACCTCTCTGAAAAAGGATTGGAAATCTACAGTCCTAAAATGCTCGCCATCTTGAAAAACATCAAAGCGTCCTTAGGCAGTAATCAGTTTATCTACTCTCAATATCGTGCATTGGAAGGTTTAGGTATTCTATCTGCTGTATTGGATGTATCCGGTTGGCAACCGTATAAAATTATTAAACAAGCGAATCAATGGGTGGAAGACCCTGATATGTTGGATGACCGTCCAGCGTATACGTTTTACACTGGTGAGGAAAACGAAGAAGAGCGTGATTTGACCCGTCAGATTTTCAATGGAGTGTATTCTAAGAACTTTCCAGCTTCATTGAAGGAGAGTGTAGCAAGACGACCTAAAAAGATTCTTCAATTGTTGATGGCGTCTTCCTCAGGCGCAGAAGGTATTACGTTGAACAATGTGAGACACGTTCACATCATGGAACCACATTGGACTCCTTCACGACATGACCAAGTTATTGGACGTGCGATTCGTATTTGTTCTCATGCTACGTTGCCATTGGAAGACCGAACTGTCAAGGTGAATTTTTACATCTCAGTGTTTTCAGAGGATCAAAAGAAGACGCAAGATGGTCCAAACATCACACCTATTCGGCGTAATGATATGGTGATGAAACGGTATGAAGGGGAACCTGTAGAAACCTTCATGTCCACAGATGAATACCTTTACGAAACAGCTTTCGAAAAGGAACGCATCGGTCAGCGGATTGCATTGTTGTTAAAAGAGTCGGCGATTGATTGTGAGATTCATCGTAAACTCCACGCGAAGGAAAAACCAGTTGTTTCGTGTATGCGTTTTGATTCATCTACGACTGGAGAAGATCTGGCATTCCGTCCAAATATCAAGAATGAAGAGTTGGACGCAACAGTGCTTCGAAATACCTCCAAGAAACATCGACGTCTTCAAAAGGTATTGATTAAAGGAATTTCATTGATTATAGACCCTGATTCAAAGGAAGTCTTTGATGGTCCTGCTTGGGACGATAATCAGCGTTTATTGCGAATGGGAACCTTAGTTTCACCTACTTCAATAGAATTTCTAAACTAAATGTTAAATGGCTATTCGTAAAGTTGGAAAAACTAGAAGAAACAGGCGTCTTTCAAGATCAAGGTCTCGTAGAATGAAGGGAGGTGTTGATTGCCCAAAAGGAAAGGCACCATGTGCTTTTTGTAAACAAACAGGTAAGATATCATATACAAGAGGAGTACAATGTAAACTTTGTGATGGAACTGGAAAACCTAAGTACCTTCCTGTTGTGAATGGAAAAGTTGTTCCTCAGGATAATTGTAGTAAATGTAGAGGTTCAGGCATAGTAGATCAAACATTTACTAATACATGTACTGTATGTGGCGGTACTGGATGTCGTACTATTTAATTTCTGACTTAACATCCTCCAACCATGAAGCACATACTTCATCCCATGTTTTGAATGGAAAGTTTCGTGCGGATGTCTTCATCTCTGGAAGTGAATCAATCGCAGAGGACATTGCAATCGCAACTTGTTTGTAGTCAAACGTTGGAGCCCAAAGTCCAAGAGGCATGGTTCCTGAAAAATAGGTGCGATCCACAGGTGGAATAAAGGTACACACTTTCTCATCCATGAATGAACGATAGGTTCCAATGTCCGTCACAATCTGAGGAGCACCCGTATACAAATGTTCAATTTGACATAGTCCAAATCCCTCTCCATCCGATAAATTGATTCCAAGATCTGCTGCGTTGTAAATATCATTAATTGCAGAGTCTGGAAGTGCAGTCTTTGAAGTGTCGACTAACATTAGACGTTTGATGTAGTCTTCTTTGTTCAATCCTTGACGTGCCAATTCTGTTTGATAAATGCGCCCTGCGTCGTAATACGAACCTTGTTGAGGGTTCAATCCTGTAACAATCATCATATAATATGGTTTCGTTGGATTTCTACGAAGAAGTTCAACAAATCCCATGATGGCAAGATCATGACGTTTACGTTGAGTGTTTCGATTTGCATTCACAATCATTATAGAGTCTGAATCTAGTCCCATAGACTTTCGAATGACAGATCTAGCAGAGGAGTCCATCTTTGTAAATAGACTCTTGTCAACCGCGTTTTCTAGAACACGAATGTCTGGAAACGAACCATATTTGGCATACACATCTGCCCAGTATTTCGTGAAGCAATAGATTCGGTCTGCGTTCTTATTCATAGTCTCAATCAAAGGCGGAGCAATGCCTTCATAGACTTGGTCAACATACAACCACAACTTGTAGGAGGATTCACCTTTTTTGAACTTCATTGCCTCAATGAATCGGTGAATAATGAGTGGATCATTGTAAATCATCACTACATCTGGGTTGACCATCTCCAAATACTCATGAATTTTGTTGAATCCAAATCCTTCTTCCTTTGGATCTTCGTTTGCTGCTGCATCGTATGCGATGACTCCAGATGGAACTTTACGTAAATTGCTAGCGGATGGGTGACGTTGAAATCCAAAATGATAGGTTTTTACTTTGGGAGCAAGCGTTGAAAGTTGCTTGAGAAGATTGAAGACAACCTTCGAGTATCCTGTGGTCTGATCGACATGTGTGCTTACGAGAACGAACCTCATTATGTAGTAGACTCTTTTCCCCTATAAATGACAAATGCAAGTCAACTCTGCACAGGATTATTTGACGAATCAGAAACGACGTATCATTGCTAAATCTCTTTTGTCTTCGCCTCCTCCT